AAGTGGTGCCATCTTGCCCCGGAACCCCTTGCGGTCCCTGATCGCCTTGATTGCCCTTAGGGCCTTGAATTCCTTGTACTCCCTGAATTCCCTGAATTCCTTGACTCCCCTGTGGTCCTTGCGTTGCAGGCTGGGGCTCCCATTGTTGAGCAGTGCCATTCCATGTCAACGCATAGCCATCTGTTGGCGCAGTGGTTGCAATTTTGTAAAGTTGAAGACTAACCGCATCCGCGGGAGCTGGTTGCCACCAAGCAGGAGAGATTGTTGGATCATTGCCCGTATTGTCATTGGCAATGCAAATCCACATTGAGTCGCGTTGCGCGGTGGTTACAATGTCACCTTGTTTGTAGGTGGTTGACGAAACCCAAACCTGACCGCCTACACTGCTAGGTGCCAATGTGGCGGGAAGCCATTTTTGTTCGCCATCATTCCATGTTAGCGCCTGCCCATCTGCCGGAGTGTTTGAGGCAATATCTCTGCCTTGTAATTGAATCGCATTTCCATTGCCACCCGAGATGGATAGTGGCGCCCAAGTACTGCGCGCGGCATCCCATGCCAACGCCTGCCCGTCAGTTGGAGCTGATGTTGCCACTGCTCTGCCTTGCAGCGATTGCGCGTCAGATGCACTGGCACCTACAAACGCGCGAACGACAATAGGAACGCCATTTGCGGGAGCGTTTGAGAATGTAATTGTGCCACCGTTGGATGAACTAATCGTGTAATTAATTGTCGGTAGCTGATCAATGCCGCCAATGCTTGCAGAATAACTGCCAACATTCGTATCAGTATAGCCTTGAATGGGGTAAAAGCTCGCCTGAGTGCCGTCGCCTGTAAATTGAGTGATTGTACTGCCTGTCAAAATTGTAACCGTGCCGGGATCGCCTTTGTCACCCTTTTGGAGCACAAAATCAAACACTGCATCACTAGAAGTTCCAGTATTTGTGACGCTTATAGCATCTCCGCTGGATACATTTCCAACCGCAATAGTGGCGGCAGTTCCAGCATTTCCTTGCGGCCCTTGCGCGCCAGTATCCCCCTTGGGTCCAGTTGCTCCGGGATTTCCCGTGTCGCCTTTTGCCCCGGCATTTCCTTGCACTCCTTGAACGCCTTGTATTCCTTGTTGTCCTTGTGCAAGCCCAAAATTAAAAACAGCCGCTGAACTGGTTCCCGAATTAGTAACTGTAGGCGTTGAACCTGCTGGCAATCCAGTAACAGTGCCAACACTTATAGATGCCGCAGCACCAGCGGCACCAGTGTCTCCCTTGGCCCCGGTAGCTCCAGTATCTCCTTTAGGTCCTTGAGACCCAGTATCACCCTTTACTCCCTGAGCCCCGGTATCTCCCTTAACGCCCTGCAATCCCTGCGGGCCTTGATCTCCCCTATCACCTTTAGGCCCCTGAGATCCAGTGTCGCCTTTAATGCCTTGGCTTCCAGTATCGCCTTTAATTCCTTGAATACCCTGCAACCCTTGCAAGCCCCGTTCGCCTTGATCGCCTTTGGGGCCTTGGTTTCCAGTGTCTCCCTTTACTCCTTGAATTCCTTGATCGCCTCGAGGGCCTTGATTGCCTTGAATTCCTTGAGGTCCCTGATCCCCCTGATCTCCCTTGTCGCCCTTAAAACCCTGAATCCCCTGAACTCCTTGAATGCCTTGAATTCCTTGAATGCCCTGATCCCCTTTTGGTCCCTGCGGGCCTTGTTTCCCAACTGCGCCAGCAAGGTTAATATCCCAACTTGTATTACTGCCATCTCCAGAAACATCTGTAACCTGAACAACAAGAGATCCAGTTGTGGAACTGTACGAAACAACAGTTCCATGCATTATTTGATTCGTCGAAGATGCAATAATTAATGGTTGCCCCGCAGTGTAAGCCAAACCCAACGGAGACAGCACTAAGGATTGAGTTCCCGTGTTGACATTTAAAAAAGTCGAAGAATGTCCAGAATAACGGTCGCCATCAGCACCGGGAGTTCCTTGCGGTCCTTGAGGCCCCATAGGTCCAATCGGGCCACCCGGAGTGCCCGGAATGCCCGTAAACAATTCGACTGCAATTACTCCGCATTCATTTCCGCAACTCATATAATTGTCATTCTTGCAGTTAAAAGCATGTATCTATATCCATCAGAAATTCGAGTTACCCAAAGATCCATTGTTGCAGTTTGAGGCTGAAGCAATGAAGTAACCGAATGCAAAATATTAATGCACCTTTGATGATCAGATACCCATGTAATTTGAGGAATCGTCAGCAATTCATTTGTGTCAGAATACAAGGTGCAATCAAACTCACAATCTTCAAGAGAAACGGGAGTCGAATTCTCGGTTCTTTGAAACCCAAGGGTGTAATCCGCCCCGCGAATAATTGTTTGAGCAGTTCTTGCAGGGGTCATACCTTAAAGGGACAGTGTAAACTAATAGTTCAACGCATTTCCGCAACAATTAGAAACTGCGGGGGCTGATTCGGGCCATGCTTGAGCCCAAATTATTTCATCTTTCAAAGATGGAATTTTCCTTAACTGACAAACAGGATTTTGCTCAAGAATACGATGTTTATCAAGGCATGTTTTAACAAGCTCGCATTTTTCGCAAGTTTGATGTCGTTTTTTTGCCAACCATTGAGGAATCATGTAATACTAAGCGTAGTCATTGTTGCAGTGCCCACTTCAACTGGAGTGATTAATGAGCCTAAATATGCGACCAAATACACTGCTCCAGTTTCTCCTTGTTTAAATTTAAGCGAAAACTGAAACCCAAACAATGGGTGACCATCAACAAACACGCCAAAACTTCCGCGAACTAGATTTGATGTATTTGATGCCACAAAATGGTTCGCTTCCCAAGTACTGCGTGCGCGAGCAATAAAAGGATCAGACTCTGCCCAAGGATATGGAGTTCCAAAATTGCCATCGGCAATATCTGCTTGCAGTGTTTGAGATCCTTGCGTGAACGTCACCGGATTTGTCGGTGAGTTGTACATTTTAGGAATGTTGTACAATGTAAATCGATCACACAAATACCCCACTCGAAAAATAGGAGGCAGCCAATAATAATTTTCGTCAGGAACTTTTGGAGTGTGATTACACTCCATTTCCCTGTGATTTGGGGTCAAGAATTTTGTGTTTGGATCAACGCTGATTGGAACAATTTCCCCGGCAACACTCCAGTCGCCATAAACTCCCGAATACTGAGCATCTATAGTAATGTCATAATAAACATCAGCTATTCCATACCTAAACTCGTGGCAGTTCATTTATGTGCCCCATTTAAGATTGCAAGGATTGGGAATAATTTGTGCACATACGTTTGTGATGTTGGTAATTTTTGTGTCTGTCACAACAATTGTCGCAACCAAAACGTATTCTTCATTCACAGTGTTTTCTTGAAGATCGTTTGACTGCAAAAATGTAATAGCATCATTGTTTGAATCCAAAATTACATCATTTGGCACATATTGAAGTTTGCAATAAATGTAACAAGATTCCGAAATTTCCAAAATGTACGGAGGATATCCTAACCCCATTCCGTTGGGCCATCGTCCAGCAATCAGACCCTGAGCTACCTGAACTTTAAGAGCCGTTTCAACAGAAGCGTCTGTCACTCTAAATGAACATTGATAAGAGTATCCTCTGGGAATAATGCTGCCATCAGAATCAATTGCACCTAATGCAGCAGGAAGTTCGCAAGCATTATAAATGTAATCTATAACTCGAATGGGAGGATTAGCATCATTGTACCCAATGTTAACTTCTCCCAATAAAAAATAAGTAAGAAATTGAGTGCTGTTTTTGTATTCTGTTTCTAAAGACAGAGTAAAATAATTTGTTTCAAACAAAAAATTCCCCTTTTCATCGGTAACAATTACCGCATAAACAGCATACCATTGTTGAGTGTCTGGAATATTAAGTATGTACGTATTAACAGCATCCATTCCAGTTGGATAATGTCTATGAACAGTTGTGCTTCGAATTGAAATTTTAGGCTGCACGCCTTGTGCTAAAGAATAATCCTCAATAAAAAAAGGACATGTAGGAGCTGTTTTAATGGCAACAACAGGACAGTAATTTTCTATGTTTGAAATATAAACGCCGCCAGCGTCGTCGTTTGATATTGTCACGCCAGCAATATAAAAAACCTGAATTACGCTGCTTCCTTGCACCCAATTGTTAGTGTACTGAATTGTGCAAGCGTCTTCTGCGGTTAAAATGTCTCCTTGTTGATCAACCTCAATTCGCAAATAAAAACCAAGCCATCCTGCTTTTGCGTTGTCTCCTAAATCAATAACCAAATTAGGAGATTCCTCTGATGTTCCTCGAGGCCACCTGTTGTTTGGCTTAATAGCTTCGCATCGCACATTGACCTTTAAATGCAATGTTCCGTTTGTTTTTTCAGAAATATCGCTGACTTGAAAAGGACACGAAACAGCACCTCCTCCATTGGCTGCTACGCTTGGATTTATGATCAGACTAGTTCCCGAAAAGGTCTGATTTAAAGTGTATCCTATGCCGGAAGTAATTGTATTTTGCCGAACATAATCCACCAATGCATTTAATTTATCAGCAGCAATTGGCGCTCCACGTTGAAAATAATTGGGGATCATTAATTTGAATTTTGTGTGCTATAAATCAATGGGTCCCAACCAATGCTTCCATCAAAATTTCTTCCATTTATATTAGACGCCAACCATTCATACGTATTTCTCCATTTATCTCCTTCTTGCTGCCCCCTAGATGCAGTTAAGATAAAATTAATTCCTGAAGGAATTTGTCCGCTTTGCCCCGGCAATGCTTGCCATCCATAATCAATTTTTCCAACATTGTTTTGATCGGGACAACCATCCTCCATTGCAACCATTCTTATTATAATTCTTGGAGCAAGATAAGAATCATACCCTAAAGCCCATCTGTTGTAGAATTTTGCAAAATCAGGATCTTTAATGCCATCAACAGAGGGAGCCCACCAATCTTTTTCAGATTTAGAGTTTTGTTTGGCAAGAATTGGGTTTTGCGGATTTCTTTTCCATGCTTGCCAATAAGTGCGAATATCTGCTGGGACTTTATTAAAAATGGCATTTGATTCAAGCGGTTCCGTTGAAGTTGTGCCATCAAGAGTCCATTGAGCAGTACCTTGATGAAAAAGGTATTCTTCAACAACAGTCCAAACTCCATCAAACTGCTCCTTCCGATATGCCCTTGCATTTTCGTCTGGTTCAAATTCTTCAAAAGATTGCTTTGTGATGGTTCGCATCACGACCTTTTGAAGATCTTTGGTCTCTTCGTATTTTGTTTGAGCAGGAGATCCGGGCATAAAAATTAATAGGCTAATGCTGATTGTCCGTACATAGAAGAAGTTGCGGCCCTGTATGATGGACTTAACTGACCACCCCACGACTGGATGCCCCTTGCTATGTCGCGAAGAACAGACAGTTGTTCTCGTTGAATGTCTACCCCAAAACTCTGTTCTGTCCCGCCGCCGCCAATCTTGGTTAAACTACTGACTGTTGGAACCATCAAAGGAAGCGGAATTCGAGGAATTTTAATTGCTGGGCCACCTTCTTCTTCGGGCATTGAAGTTGTAATCTCTTTTGCCTTGGGAACACCAGCGGTATTCTCAACATTCAACCCCGTTTCAATTTCTGCTTTTTTCTTAATTCCAGAAAATTGAGATCCCAAAATAGATCCCCAAATATTTGAAACTTTGGAAGCAACCCCTGCGGAACTTTGGGCTGGTTCAAGATTTTCATTTTTAAATTTTTCGGACTTTGACGGAAAAAGATCTGGAGAGGTTATAACCTTCCAAAGCATTGGATCTATTAAAGAAGTTATTGAAAATTTATTGGATAAATTTTTTATTCCTTCTTTTATCGAATCTGGAATTTTAAATGATTCAGACAAAGAATTCTTAACATTTACCAATGATTTCATGGTGTTGTCTAGCATGATTAAGACGTTAGACAATCCAGTTAACGCAGGCACAAGTGTCATCCCCAAGACGGAACCTAATCCAGAAAAATCTACCCGTTCAATCCTAGAAACCAGTTCATTAAAAACTGGAATTACAGAAGAATTTAATCCTGCGAAAAAAGAGTCCAACGAAGGACGAAGCATCCTTAATGCATTTTGAAAATCCAAAAATTGCTGTGCTTGTCGTTGATAAATGTCAGCATTTCCCAGCACTTGAGTTTTGGATTTCTCAATGTTTTCCGGGGTCAACACAGAAAGCATTCGCCCGCCTTTGCGGAGACTAAATGCATCTTGAGATGCAGCCAAAGCATCGGATTTATTTTTGGCATTCTGCAAAGCACTAGCAAAAATCTCAACGCTTTGAGCCATTGTTTTGCCATCAAAGCTATCAGCGTTAAGTCCAATCCTTGCAAAATCCAGCGAAACCTTACTCATCGGATCGCCAAGCTGATTAATCGACTCCAAAAAATGCCCAAAGATTGTTGGCATTTCATCAATCGAAATGCCTGCTTTCATAAAAGCCATCTCAAGGCCAAGCAGTTCCTTGGATGTCATTAAGCTGGAATCCGCGATGTTCTTGATTTCATTCGCCCGAGACATGGAGTTCCACATTCCATTCACCGCCGCGCCAGTCGCGACAGCAGCCGCAGCAATGCCCGCCAATGGCAATGCCATGCCTCCCAGCTCACCAATTGACATTGAGGCTAATTTTGAGGCGCTAGATAAAGCTCCAAAAACATCTTTATTGCCAAGCTGACGCCCCATGTCAGCAAAGGTGCTCGTCACCCTTTTTACGTCGGTATTGAGTTTTTCAAAAAAAGACTTTTTGCCGGATTCATCGATGAATTTCTTCATCTCTTCCTTGGCCTTGCGAACGCCCTCAGTAAACCCGGAAGAGTCTAGCAACAATTTAAAACTGATACCTGAATCTGCCATATGATTATCTGGTTACAAATCCCCTTCGTTTAGCCTCGTCCTCAATATATCGCTTTAAGATTCGAGCCATATTGTTGCTTTGAATATTCATGGCAATCTCTCCCATGCGCGCAACTCTGTCAGCATCATCAAACGATGTCGTGTTTTTTGCGAACAAATAATAAAAATCCGAACCTGTTTCAACTTGAAACACAGATCGTTGAGCACCCCATCGCCTAACCCAGCTTGGCATAGAAAGTCCAAAGAATCGAGCTGCATTGATCCACCCAGCCAGCAATGTTCCTTGGCGTTGGTAAAGCGTTGCAATCACAAAATCCACATTGGCTTTACTGGCTGGCCGTTTGATTGCTCGAGAAATGCGCTTTCTTTTATTACGCATTTTCAGATACCACATCAAAGTATCTGTGGCAGGCTCATTTAGCATACTAAGTGTCACAGAATCTTTAAACCTTTTCTGCGGAGTCATCTCATCAACTCCCATCTGCCAAAATGCCTTTTTAATGTCTGATTTTATTGCATTTCTCCCTGCAATAAGCCCAGCATCAAAATCAACGCGCCCAGTTTTATCCCCGTCTTTATCAACTTGAAAACTTGGATTTTTCCCACCCAAAGGAGGCGTAACTGCCAAATAATTTCTAACTACTCCTTTAAAATGAGTATTTGCAACTGCCATTGCTTGCCTTTTGCTAGAAGCAATTAACAATTGCAAATTTGAATAAAACTCGTCTGAACCCTTGGTTTGTATATCAACTTCCATCGTCATCCTCAGTTGATTGTTTAACCATCGACAATAAAGCATCAACATCGACTCGCTTTTCTGAAGAAGCGGCCCTGCGAGTCCATGCACCATTAGCCCAAATTATTGCATGATAATATCGCAGCAATCGAACTAAAGGAACCTCATGCATGATGTAATTTTCAGACCATCCTGTATCGCGGGCCAGAGTGATTACGAAACTTTCGCACCACTCTGGCCCATCTAGTTTTTTGGTGCGTTTTTATCTTCGGAATCAGGACGTGGAATTACTTCGACCTGATTATCAGCAATTAATTTATTCTGAAATTTTACCCATTCAGAAACTGGGGCTATTAATGCCAAAGGAAAATTGTCGCAAAAATCTTTAATCTCTTCCAAAGCAGTGCCCTGACTTAAAAAAACGCGAATATCTTTTGGAGATTTTGACTGAATCCAAACAAACGCAAGCATTTGCTCTAATTCACTCAAATCGTATTTATTCAATTCAGAAATGGCAAGCTGAGTAAAAACGGTCCAAGGGCGAAGCGTAAAGGGCCCAATTTCTTCTTCTACAGCAAAAAATGCGTCCATAATAGATTAAAGGAATCTGGCAAACTCTTTTTTAAGCCAATCTGGAGAATCCGGGTAAACAACACATACCGAATTTCCCTTGCGCTTCATTAATCCCGTTGCTTGCGCGCGCGCCCATCTTTTGGCGTCTCGAGAATTGTCACGATATGCGCGGATAATAGAAATGGGATTCCATTCATTAGCTTTACACCAATCAATGTCCTCCCATCTTTTCTTAAAGGTATCATATGATACCTGCTCTCCGGCAATATCAACCTCTTCAGTGATATCCAAAACCCAAGAAACTCTCAATTTCCCATTTTCTTCAACTTTCTGAAATGGAACATCATGAAGCTTGCCACCAAGAGTATACCAAGCAAAAACCAAATCGGTATTTGTGGATTTACCCGGATCCTCTCCGTCAGTAAGCACTTGAATCGTTCGTCCTTGTAATCTTTCGATCATAATAGAAGGAATATGTAATTAAAATATGCTATGTCGCGTTTGGATATGCGATACCAGTAACTTCCCACCCAACATAATCAACATTGTTGGTGACGATTTTTGAGGAAGTAATAAAAGCCTTTCCTGAAGCCCCTTCGGGAATTCCAGATGTTAATGGGCCTGCGGCAAACGGAACAGGTCCTTTGCCTCGAGAAGAAAATGGATGAGTATGATCGTAAACATACACTCCATAATGATGGCCGTCACTTCCGTAAATTTGTTTGTAATCGCCTTTGTCTTCGACGTCAGAGGACTCAATAGTGCCCCCTGAAACTGAAAGCATACTAATTCCAAAGTTTGGCATATTAAGAGAATTGCAAGTAGGTTACTTCTGAAACGCTAAAGTCATCGTTTGTTTCGCTGACTTTTGCAGAGTTAATAAATTGAGAACTGCCATGATCGCCCATAGGCACGACTAGTAACGAAAATTCACCTTTGGTTCTCAATGTAGTAGTCTTGAGTTGTCGAGGTTTTGAAATGGCATAAACGATAGCACCATCGGAGCTTCGAATAGTGGCCGTATCAATCGCAATTTCTTGCGTTCCATCTTGCAGATATCCTGCGGGCTGAGTGGCCCCAAGCGTGTGTGCTCCCCATTCAAGTGGCATATAGTTTTGAAGTTAAAGTTTAGGTGAAAATCCTATCGTGTAATTTAAGGGCGTTTGCCAATGGCGTTCAGCGTGTTGTTCGTCTCCAGAAGCTGTGACAACGCCCAAAAGCTGAACGACATCAGACGAAATTGTTATAGTTCTCATAAATTGAGACACATTGTACACCAAAAGATTATGAGCATGAGGCGTACTGTCATCTGCCTGAGAAGATACCAAAATAGTTAAATGCCCACGTTCATAAGGCGAACCAAGTACAAATTCTGATCGTAATTGAATGATAATCGCAGGCATCGATATGCGTCCATCATCTTGAGGCATTCCAACATACACATTTTGGAACTTAGCCCGCAATGAATCCGCAATTGCTTCCGCCAAAAATCCATCAATCATCTTGTGACATCCTCCAAGCTTATATGCCAACTAACGCCATTATTGTTTGTCACATTAACAATCCGGCGATCAACACCGTCAATTGTAAGCCTGTCTCCCTTTATAGGTTGAGGCATATGTGCGCAATTAACAGCGATCGTTGCGCTTAAATGGCTTTGAAATCCCCCAAAATCGAGAACTTCACTCGTATTGAGAAAATTCACAATCCCGGTGTAAGTGATTCCCTTATAAACAAACGGCCTTCCGACAAATGCGGTCGCTTCATCAAAAGCTGACGACATTTGAGACAAAAAGCTCATTTCTTTTTATTGGAAACACTGGCACTTGGCACTGCAATCGAGGCAGTAAGCCGAGGAGTTTTGCGGATGCGTTGAGCTTCCATAAAAGGGAAATACTCAACAACAGCCGCACCTTCTATATTAGTTTCGTAGGCTTTTTGCGCCGTGAGACGGTCAGGGCCGATATATTCGACCCTAACCTCTCCTAGTGCAGTCCTCGAAATAGTGAGGTGCAGATTCATGTTTGTTTAGTTTGCGGAAGAAACAAGGCGCTGACCAGCATCAGGATTGCCTTTGGCAACTCCATAGATCCACTTCAGATAAACCTGACAAGCAAGTGTGCCGGGATCAATCCACTCAACAGCAGCGGCGCTCATGCCGGTAACTGGATCAGTGATGATCTCAAAATTACCGGGGAACGGAACTCCGCCAGCACCAAAGGCTTCCCGAGGATCAAGAGGAGGACGCGAAGCCAGAATGACGCTTTCTGCGGTTCCAGCAAACCCGATCATGTGATTATCAAGCGGGATGTTGGGGTATTCGAAAATACGAGCAAATCCTGCGGTCTGAATCAATTCTCCCTGCTCAATAGGATCGGTTCCGGGGGCCAAAAACGCCTTATAGAAACGATTGCACCGAGGATCTTCAAGAAGCAATTCATAGACACCCGGGCTGACTGCGGCGTAACGATCTCCATGAATACCTCGAGAAACGAGTGCCTTACGCAACGATACCAACGTTGTGTAATCAGGAGTAGCCTGAACTGTTTCATTTGCAAAGTTTGAGGTCGTCCACAAAGCTGCAACGGAATCAACCATCTGATTAGCCATTGCGCGAGCAATCGGTTCAGCCATTTCGCGAATCAAATTACGATTCGTGGAATTGAGCTGGGCGGCAGTAAATGTAGCGCCAACCTTTTTGTCATAAGACAACGTCACAGGAACGTCGGTTGTGGTGACATCAGGAATTGCGTCAGTACCATTTACAACAGTGGGAATGGTTTTCAAACGAGTAATAACTGTCTGATTCTGCAAAGCACCCATAGGGTCCAAATCTTTCGTAATAACACGAAGTTCAGGACGAATGGTGTAAACGAGTGAAAGCGCCTCCTGAAGGATAAGCGCACTATTAAGCGTTCCGAGTTGATTGGACATAAGTTATATCAATTAGTTGTTAAGTGAATCTGTGTAAGCTTTACGAATTCTTCCTCTTTCGCGAGAATCAGAAATTCCATTTAAACGCTCTTGAAGCGTTTGTTTTGGATCAACGGGTTCAGTGATGATGGCAACAGGCTCAACGCCAATTGCAGCAACAATTTCCACCGCTTTTGCGTTTGCATCTGCTTCCATTGCCTTGAAAGCTTCAATCTGAGCTTGCAGTGCAACTTTTTCATTTTGCAAATTCTCAATAGCCAAGACCATTGCGCCATTATCACGCTTTGAGTCTGCTAAAGCCTCAAGAGTAGCCTTATGTTCTGTAGACAAGGCTTCCAGTGCTGAAAGATCTGCGCGGGCAGAATTAAGTGCCTCCAGTGCGTCAGATAGGGTTATAGGTTCCATACCTATTAACCCATATGTAAACAAAAAGCCCTGCAAGCGATTAACCTTGCAGGGCCTTAAATGCGTTTAACAAATTTATATCAGTTCAAAAAAACTATCGTAAGCAGCATCTTCTGTCAATACTGCGTCAATTAAATTATACTGCAATGCCCTTGAGGCTAAATACAGTTCTCCCTGCATTGCTTCATCAGGCACTTTTCGATGTTTTAATACGTTTGCTTTAAACATCTGATAAGAATCATCGACAAGACGCTGAAGGCTCGCCCTTTGAGGCTCAGAAAGACTTGGCCCCATTCCCGCGCCCTTAAGAGGCCCAGACACAATAGGTTCCCAGCTCATTCCTTGAGCCGCCCATTGATTGGATGAATCAATCCAGCCAATAATTACACCGATAGATCCCACCATTGCAGATTGAGATGCGTAAATCTTAGAACAGCTTGATGCCAAAAAGTACCCTGCGGACGCAATTGTGGCATCAGTAAATGCGCACGTAGGCATTTTTCGAGAAATTTGCGAAATCAAATCAGCACACTCGGCGAGACCCTCGCAACTTCCACCGGGAGTATCAATGTTGAAAAAGATGCCCTTAACTCCAGCCTCGTCGGCAGAATTTACATCTTCGGCCAACCATTCAATATCATACCCCCCGCAAATTGCTTCAAGCTTGGAAATTCCTTTGGCGATAACGCCTTCAATATAAATATGCGCAACCCCATTTGAATCAATTGCCATAGGGCGACGAGCATTTTCAAACATGGATAAATCCACGTTTTCTTCTGACTCGGCTCGAGCAAGTTTGTTTTGAATCAATTGAGCAACAGCGGCTTGACCGCTGGCTTCAATTGCCCAAGGCCGCATGTTAATTTTTGCCAGTACTCGAGCTAGTTTCATTGATGTTGGATTGGGTTCCAATGTTTCCGTTGGGGGTAAATGTCACAAAGCATTCCAATGGCAAATTGCTTCTTTCCATCCGTTCACGAATGGCAATTCCTTCTTTTTCGCGAAGATCCAAATGTTGTTCAAGGGTATGACCGCCTTCTCCCACAATTTCTGTCATGGTTCGTAACCCAGCTCGATATGCATCAAGAGCAGCACCATTTGCGTATCCCTGATCAAGCGTAAGAATCGGAGGGCGAGTGAATGTCCACTTTAAAAATCCTCCTTTATCCTTTCCCTTGTACGGAGGAAGTTGACCAAGTTTAATGGCTTTTGAGACAAAATAACCAACTCTGCGCTTACAAGCAGCCCTCAGAATGTGTTGGGTTCTGGAAATCTTTCGATTAACCTGCTCAACAACCATTCGAGAGTTAGCGCCTCCCGATTCAGCGGGTTTCCAGAAAAATTCAGGCGGAAATCCGCCGGCAAGCATTGCATTTCGCAACAGTCTTTCCAACAAACGATCAGTTGCCTCAGTGGGAATTTCGTTTTTTAATTGCTCAAGCTTTTCTCCGGCGCCAGCCCTAAAATACTGAATGCTTCCACCCATTCTTTCTTCGACGCGAAGGCCACTTTGACCAATTGGAGGAACATCTTGAAGAGCGTAAGCAGGATCAAGAGGGTCTGCCATGCCCATTTCATTGTGAACAATCAAACCCAAGGTTGAAGCAAGCTCTGCGGCTTGCCGAATATTGTTCCCGATACTCAAAGTGGTACGAAGATCTCGTATGGCCGCAGTAAATGCCGGGAATCCTCGAGATTGATCTGGAGCAATAGACTCCATCGTTAGCTGCATGTTTTGAGCAGAAATATCGCGATCTTGTTCTTCCAATTGTCCAATTAGGCGATAGGCTACAGGGCGTCCTTCTTTATTTTTAATGACGCCATTCCATTGAGGCAGGCCCTTATACTTGCCTTCTTTGACTACATCTGTACCTTCTCTTGAAGCAATTTGATGCCAAGCAATCTGTTGAAGCTGCGGAAACCCATTTTTAGATTCTGTAAAGACAGTCCCACAATCACCATCTCTAGTAAGCATGATGATTTCTCGAACCAATGCCAATGCCCAAGGAGTTCCGTCCGTATAGGCAATCTCAAGCGCATCGTGTAGCCATTTTTCCGCTAAAGCCCCCCACTCTTTGTCCTCTCCTTGAAAAACTGGAGAAAAACTGCTTCCAACGACATATTGAGCAAAAGCATTTACACAATTTGTGATTGCCCCATAATTGTAATACAATCGGTTTGAAGCACTAACCAAAACTCGATATTCGGAAAGTGTAACCTCTTTGTCTAAAGATCTTTGATGCGTAGGCCAATAGGGACGTTCCGCCCACCATCCGCCTTCAATAAGGCGCATGTTTTGATAGCGGTTATATTCGGCCTTGGGCGTTAATTGCTTGCCCTTAAAAATTGAGGTTATTTTTTCGAGTAATCCCATTACATGAACCTGACAGTTGTTCTTGTTGTCGGTCGACACCATCCCGCCTCACGATGATCAAGTGCCAATTGCGCCATCTGAGCCACTTCCAAAGGAGACATCATGCTTTGGGCGTAAAACGAAAACTGAGACCCATTTACAGCAGAACTGATCATCATTCCTTGCCCCTGAGCAATTGCCTGATACTTTCCGTCACGCAACGCATACAGTTCTTCGTTGGATCGGGAGAGAAAAATAGACAAGATTAGGCGAGATGCCCTCATACAAGTAATAGTATGTGTAAACAAAAACCAGCACCTGTTCTCCACTTAGTGGAAAACCCCGAAGCTGCTCAAGCCCGAGGCGCGTATGCGCGGATGCTGGTTAGACACAACCCAGTCCGAATTGTGAAATCTCACTTTGGTCAATGTTCCTTCAAAATGCAATATCTTTTTAAGAATCATCAGAGTCATCTAAATTGGTAATTTTGAGAATATTCAACATCAAAGCCGCTGCGGTTACTTCGGCTTCACAATCCCAATAATGGTTGTCTCGATGAAGTTTTACGTACCTTCTTGTTATTGTTTTTGTCGCTTTATCAACAACTTCTCGTTTTACCTCAGAATTGATTTGCTTCATATACTCCGGGCTAACGTCTTTAGGATATTCCCAAATAGGAGACCCAAGTGCTCGAAGTTCCGAAAGCCTGTCCTTTACCCCTTCGTTGCTCCAAAAAATGTATCGCGTCCTATTTCCATCCGGGGATTGAGCGTCTTTGACTGGAGAATAAAACCGTTCGACATTCTTGCCCTTAATAACATGGGTAAATGATTTCCTTCCCGATCCATGCAAAGCAGTCCAATTAAATTTTGCGCAATCATTGTACGTAAGCCCAGTATCATACCCGGCGTCCATAAAGGTCAATTTGTCTGGAACCTTGAGGCGCTGCTGAATTACTCGGATGTTTTCTACCGTCAAAACCTTTGAATGGTAAATTAGCCTGCTAGTACCATCAGCCCGAAACGCTCTAGCAATCATCCAGAAATGATCTCGTTGTCTGTCAATTCCAATCAGCCGTTTCACCTCATTGTCGATTGGCTGTCCATCAAGATAATCGGCAAAATAATACTCCCCAGCAGTTAGGTTTGTTTCTGGCAGCTCTACTTCCTCACTCCAACTTTGAGCCAACCTTTTTTGCTTAAACTGCTTTAAAGGCTCAGTAATTCCTCTTTTCTTGGACTCATTTGCCTTAATCCATTCAATGACCATGTCGGACCATGAAATCCACCAAACCCCCTGTGCCGGCCATGTAAAAGATACGTTTCCTTGCAAGAATTGAGCAGATGTATCAATTTCATATCTTCCTCGAGTTGCCATCCCCCTTCGGCCAGAAGTGGTATCTAAAGTCACAAATCCACAATGTGGACATTCATGCCTAACGCTAGAGGCAAGAATTGCCCAATCCCATTCTCCATCGGCAGTTTTTGCCTCTTCGTATTTAATTGAGGTCCACAAGTACTTATGCCAATTTCCGCAGGATTCGCACTCAGTTCCCCATTCATGCACTTGCCCGGAATTGAACTCATTGTCGAAATCATCCCGAGTCGTAGACCCCTGAGAAACTAAAATTGTTTTTCTATTCCAGCGGTCGTGATGTCGCTTCTTCATCTCCCCAATCATCCCATTCTCCCATTGCCAACATTCATCCCCATAACAATACCTCATGCTCTTTTCCTGAAGAGACGACATATTGGCCCCGCACATAAAAAGGGCCATATGCGGAAACATGATTGCAGTCTTTCTTTTTTTATGCCTGTCTTGAGGGAACAACCTCGCAACAGGAGGACACGCCTCAAGAATGGGCATCAATCTTGATTCCGCCCAGTCCGAGGCAGTCTCATCAGTCTGCCCCACCAGCATCATTGGCCCGGGCTGTTGAGCTATAATCCATGGAACTATTAGTTCTAATAAAGTCGTCTTCCCACCTCCAGTCGGAGCCCGAACCACAATCTGCTTCACTCGGTCGTTACAAACTGCTCGAAAAATATCATTCAACCATGGCGCATTCTCAGGAGAAAACCTCTGAGATCTTGCGGAATGTGGTAGTCGTATATTTTCGGACAACCAATCCAGAGGATCTCCCTGAAAACTGGTCACGATGCCAGCCGCTATACCTTCTGCCAAAGGATTCATAGAAGTTTGCTTTTTAAAGCCACCAATAAAGCGTCAGTTCTTGCCAATAATCCCGCTCGAATTCCCACCTCATCCAATCCTGCAAGCTGCCCCGGAAGGTCATTTACCATTGCGGCAAACTCAGCAGACAAAAGCGCACCAATCGCAACTCCAGACTCTCGCACCTCCGCCCTTGATATTAATTCCCCCCTGTCTCGAGCGATCATAATATTCAATCTTTCAACTTCTTTTCGCAGCTTTTCTGTTCTTGCCTCGGATAAAGTCATCAAAGGAGCTGTCGTTTCTGATAACGATTCCTGCGAAATATGAGGTTTAATTAATCGTTCTTTTTGAACTGAAACTATTTCTTTTTCAGGCCGAATTTTGGCTGCGTCATATGCTGTTTTCCACTTTCTTATTTCCTCCAAACTCCACGCCCGATTAAGTCCCAGCTTATCCCATCGTTGAACTGCACCTCGAGTCACCTTGAATTCCTCGGCTATTTGCTTCAGGGAAAATGGCGGCAAAGGGTCATTCATGCCTAGTGTATACGGCAATATTTGCCAGTATACAACCCAAATGTGCCCGTATACATGGACAAATTTGCCCGCTCATAGAATTTGTGAAGGAGACGCCGCCACAGATCGGAAGA